GGCGTTGCATATAATTCAGCCTCTTGTTGCACTGTAAGATTAAAGACTTTTGTAAATAATTGTACTGGATCGTCTTCGTATTCTTTATTATTAGCAAACTCAATTGAGTTGCAATACTGCTCTAATGTAAGATTTTCAATTAATTTATTTAACATTGATTTTGATTTAATTTTACAAATATAATACTTTTTTTAAAATTTAACATTTTTTAACTAAAATAAATAATAAAATACTTGCTATTTAATTTTTTATTATTATCTTTGCATTCTATTTTATACATATAAATATTAAAAAGCCTCCCTTGCCTCTCTATTCTATGATGCACACTTGGGGGGGCTTTTTTTACCAACCAGCAACTGCAACTCCACTCATTGCGCCTTTGCCTTTGTATCTATTATACTCACTTTCTAATAATTGAATAATAAAATATCTTTTGCAGTCTGAGAAGTGTCCATTTTTTTCGTAAGTAATATTATTTTTAATTTCTTTTTCTTTTAACATTTTACCATCTTTATCCTCTTTTACACTTAAATAATCTGATATTGATATTTTGCAACTCTCATCTATTAATATTTTCCATTCTAATTTTTCTCTATAAATATCATTTACAAAATTCGCACTTAATGTTATTGAAGGGTTGCTCCTCCCTATTCTACTTTGAACATTGAATTTATTTTTTAATGTATTAATAAATTTAGTAAAAAAAGATGAGCCGTCTATTGATATAGTATTGCGAGATTGAGTAGTTGTATCTCCATACACAAATAATACATCTGAATAATCAAAATCATTTAAGTAATCAATTAACAACTCTCCCGCTTTTACCACATTGTTATTAGGTTCAATGCAAGGCAACTCAAATATTTGTTTAATTATTTTATTATTAGCATCCACTTGCCAACCTTGTATAGCTATGTATGGATACGCATTATTATCAATTGTAATATGTATAGTTTCACTTGAATTGTATTTAATGTTACTTATATGCTTTGATGCCTCAAAGTCCTTCCAAAACGCACCTGACGCTTTTATTTGATATTCCCAGTTGCCTTCAACAAAAACTTCCCTTTCAAAATACGACATATTAGATTTTATACTTTCAATATATTCTTTTGGTATGTAAGTATTATCATAAATACGACTTTGAATATACAACCAATTTTCGGGCAGTGTGTTGTTTTTATATCTATTATAAATTTTATCTTTTACCCAGTTCTGAGTAGGGTTGCACGTTGCTAATATAATCGGTTGCGGGTATGGTGTAATAAAATTAGAGCCTGCCCGCTCGAACGCTTTTTGGAAACTATCTTCGCTACATTCGGATATCTCTTCAAATAAAAAGCCGTTGCACTCTAAACCACGCCACCTGTCCAAGTCTCTATCCGTTGTAATACTTTCACTAAAAAATATTATCTCACTTCCATTTTTGAAAGTGTATGTATGTTCTGAATTATTTTCCTTTTCTAAAAAGTTAATAGGTTTAATTTTATTCCAGGCGGGTATTAAGTTTCTTTTAATAGTTGGTAAATCTTTACGAATTACTACCCACCTACTTTTTGGATACTTTTTGCAAAGTAATATCAAAGTTCCTAAACCAGCGAAAGTCTTCCCACCCCGAATAGCACCTCCAAATAAAATAAAATTATATTTATTATTAAAAACAGATTCAATAAATTCAATTTGTTTTGCGAAAGGTTCAAATATAATTTGTTTTTGCATTTATTATATTTCTATTTCGGTGTCTCCTATTTTAAATATTTGTTTTATTTCGTTTCCTTTCGTAGTGTAATCTATATAATTTTGTGAAAGTGCTTTACGTTCCTCTTCACTGCAAATTGTTTTAAAAAGTGCAATTTGTAAAGTAGGGTTTTCAGACTTCGCCCATTTACTTTTTAATGTTTGCTTTGTTTTTACCTTGTTATTATCAATAGCCTCTTTAATAGTGTCAATTTTGTCAAGCCCGATTAAATAAAAGTTTGCTCTTGTGCAACCTGAATAAAATGCAAATATATCACTAATTGAAAATATATTATACTTTTTAATCGTTTCTAATATTTCGGCTTCGTAAGTTGCTTTTGGTTTCATATAACTATTTCCATTTATATTTATTCATAATTATTACACTTCTCTTTTGGATTAGTAATCATTAAATAGAATCCAACATTACCTTCTATTATATTTTGAACTTTGTAATTATCTATATTATCACAAATGTAAACATTTTTTTGCCATTTTATGCAATACCGACAAGTTAAACATTTTTTTTTCCCTTTCATTTATATATTTTATTTTAGATTAAAGTTATAAGATAAATTATTAAAGAAACGAAACCAACTGCTAAACAGATAACCGCTGTAATAATAAATATAGTTGCGAGCCAATCATATATTTTCAATCGTTTTTTTTCATTAATGTAGGTTATGTAATATAATAGTGTTGCATTTAATATGCCGATAGTGAATCCACTGAACACTAATTTAAGTAAAATTGAATTTACTATTCCTGTTATTATTGCTGTTATAATAATATTTATTATTGCTATTATTAAAAAATTTTTATCAAGTTTCATATTTCGTATTTATAATTAATCAATTGCTGTATGTGTGTTTTAAATTTATATTCTGAATTTATTAACTCATCTTCTGTATAATCAATATAAAATTTCCTTTTCTCTTTTATAAATATCTTTCTATTTGCAAAGTTAATACATTTTTTGTTAGATTGCAATATTTCTTTGTATTTTAATAGTTTTTCGTATTCTTTTAATTTTATTGTTATATTTTCCATTGTTTTAATGTATTTTAATTTTTATAACTAATTACATAAAATCCATTTCCTTTGTGATATTTTATTTGATTTCCATTTAGTAGCATATTAATCTCGTGATAGTGTTGCCCTCCGCTTGGCGTTGCTAAATAAATTACAAACTCAAATTTATCATCTTTATTAAATTCTAATACATAATACTGATTAAGCATCTCATCATATAAATAACCATTGTTAGTTAAAATAACTTGATTATTTAAAGTTAATTCATAGCTACCATACTTTACACTCCAATACACTTCTAATTTGCTTTTCTCTTCCTCTTTTTTGCAACTTACTAATAATATTAATAATATTACTATTGTAATTATTTTTTTCATTTGATTGTTATTTTTTATTTATTAACATCTATTAATATTTGTTTTTCAATAAAATCATTAATAACCTTTAATGTATCTATTAATAATTGGTTTTCATTATTATTTAATAATTTATTACCTTTTAATTTATCTATTATATTATCTGTATATTTTTTTACCCTATACAGATCAACTACATTTTCCATAATTTCATTTGATTATTATTTGATTAAAAAGGCAAGTCAGTAAAATCATCTTTAACATCTTCCATTACGAAATCGTTTTTAACCTCTTTTATATCGGTTTTAACTTCGTTTTTTATGTATGGAGGTTGAAAGGTGCAACTATAATATTCAACTCCATTTTTAGCTTTCTTTTGCCAAATTGCAATTTCTAACTCTTTACCTTCAATATTTACTTTGCCTTTAAAATCTGGTTGGTTTTCTGCTTTCTTATAATCATTTTTAAAAAAGCTCCCTGAATTTTGTTTTATCTCCATTTTATTTTATTTTTTAATTAATATAATTTTGTTGTATCAATATTTAAATAATCACTTATTAATATTTTTATTGCTGTGCCAAAGTCATAAGCGTGCTGTTCCATTTCGTTTAATGACTTGTTATTTTTTAAATCATTTTCATACATTTTATCAAGGCAAACATCCATAAATATTTTTAAGCCTGCTCTGAAACCTTCAAGTGTGAAATTAGGTTTCGCATCAATATTTAGTTTTTCAAAATAAGTCTGATTTTCAAAAAGTGCCGTTTCAATTTCAACTAAAACTGGACTTAGTTTTTTTCCGATTGTGTTTTTTATTTTTTCCATTTTTTTTATTTATTAATATATTGTTTTACTTCCTCTGCTTTGTGTTGTCTTTTTAAATAATCTTTGCCCCTTAAGTGTGGGTTTTCCTCTTGGATTTTTTGCCAACTTCTGCGAATAGTTTCGAAATCTGGGACATATACTTGCCCTTGCTCTAATAACTCCATTATTGTAATATAGTTATATTTGTCTAAATTAGGTATTGATTTTATTAATTCGTTGTTAATCATTATCCATACTAATTTATTTTTATTATCTCTTAAATCTGGGTAGTCTATTAGCAACTGCTTGACTTCGTTTTTAATTATTAAATAGGTTTCTTTTTTCATATTAATGTATGTAATTTGGGTTTTCAGTATATGATATAAATAACTTTGCAACATTTTCTTTTGTGTTCATTAGAATTGATTTTATTAGATTATTATATTCATTAATTGTTAATTTTATTCTTTTATAAAATTGTTTTATCATTTTATTATTAGCATCGTAAAACTGCCATTGAGTCGTATAAATTATTTTATTATTATATTCTAACTCATATAATTGTTTTTCTGTTTTATTCATTTATTAAAGATTTATTTTCAATTACAAAATTAATACAAAATATAGTAAATTTTGTTAATGAAATGTTAAAAATTATTTATTTTAGTTAAAAAATGTTAAATTGTTCATTTGGGTCGGGTATGTAGATATTTAGATACTCCATTGCGAAGTCCTTACAATTATCAATATATTCAGCAAAATCGGAGGTTGTAAGGCTTGTTGTTGTGCCGAGCGTGTTAATCACCTCCCCTGTTAATTCGTTTGCAATTTCCGACTTTAAATACTTTAATTTGAGTAAATCGTGGGTTTTATCTGCTGTTATGTTTTTATAACCTACTTCTATTAAACCGCTTTTGATTATATCAATTACAACGCCCCAGTAATAAGAGTTTTGCATATTAGAACGCTTTTTAGATAGTTTCTCAAAAGTAATTTTAATATTATCATTTTCATTGAATATTTTTAATGCAGTATCTAATTTATGGCGTTTTATCAATTGTAACTTATTATCTTTTATTTTCCCGTGCCATTCTATTTTTTTCATTTTAAAATATTTTTAATTGTGTTTTAATGTCATTTTCTTTTTTATTACAAAATAGCTTTTCTTTTACTTTGTTATTCGCTGTTGATGATAATTTGCATCTATGTTCAAAACTTGCAACCTCTTTAAACTCACTTTCATAGCTTGATATGTATATTTTATAAGTATTTTTTTTAACAAAATCATTAAACTGCTCGTGGTCTAATTCTTTTTGATATGTTCCTGTATTGATATATGGCGGGTCACAATAGATTATAGTTTCATTTATCGGGGTGTTAATTATAACATTTTCGTAAGATAAGTTTGTTATTCCCAAACTCTCCAAACTTTGTAAACTATGCAAACTCTCCAAACTCTCCAAACTCAGTAAACTCTGCAAACTATGCAAACTCTCCAAACTCAGTAAACTCTGCAAACTCTCCAACCTCTCCAACCTCTCCAACCTCTCCAAACTCTGCAACCTCTGCAACCTCTGCAAACTCTGCAAACTCTCGCTCCGTTTCAAAATACATTTTCTTAAATTATATCTTCGCTGACTGCCTTTGGGTTTTTTAATCAATTCTTTTGCTTTTGTATCATCAAAAAAGATAGTGTAATTTATAGGTTTTTTAAATATTCTTTTTTCTAATATTCTAAAACAATTTATTATTTCGCTTTCATTTTCAGCAAAGCAAATTTCGTGCAAGGCTTTTTTCCATTCAACTATATCACTTCCATACATATAGCCTTTTTGATTATTGCCAAAACTCCAGCAACACTTTAAATACCCACCCCACCAGTCATTTTTATTTTTATTTGCATTAAATTCCTCACGTGAAACCCACTTGTAAAATTCAGGTGTAATTCCATCCGTTCTAACCTTTTTTAATAATTCTACAACGCCAGTATTAAGTTCATTGTAAAATACTTTTTCAAATTGGTTTCTTTTTAAACATTCAAAACTAATTGCACCGCCCCCGCCAAATAAATCATAAATATATTTTGCATTCGGATTATTATCTATAATATAATCTACTATTTTTTTTGCCAACGCTCTTTTTGAACCCATATAAGGTATGCCACTCATTTTTAAATCTCCTCAGGTGTGTTTAATTTTAATTTACTTAATTCGTATTCGTGTTTTTTTTCTTTAAAGTCAGCACCAAATAATCTCTCTACTACTCGATTAAATTTGTCATCTTTTGTTTTGGAGTGCTTATTGTCGCTATCCTCAGCCCCAACTCTCAACCTTTCATTAAAATATTCTTTTAAATTTAATAATATAACCTGCCCGTCTAATCTATTAAAAACCTCTCCATAATCTCCCAATTTCATTTTTCTAAAAAATAATGTTATATCTGCTAAATTCAACTGCCCAAATTCTTGTGTAATTAATTCAGCGGTAAAACTAATTTGATTTTCATTTATTTGATTTTTAATATTTAAAAACATTGCTAAGTCTATTAAATAAAATCTAATATGAGCATTTATTGCATCAGCTCCTAACTCATTTTTAATCTGTCGCAAAGTTTTAAAAGTCCCAGTTTCATATGCAAATATTGAATTGTAACTATTAAACTTAATCATAGCCTTTGATATATTAACAAAATAATTAATTTGCTGCTCACATTTTTTAACTAATTCGTTTTTATTTTCAACTTTTACAATCTTATTATCCATTTTTAGATGTTTTTAGTTTTTTAAAATAATATTTTAATTTTTTCTTTATTTTCTTTAATGTTTTTCCAATCATGTTTTATTTTTTATTTTATAGTAATTCTTATAAAATTATTTATATTTATATCATATTTTTTTAAAATATCAAAAGTTTGTTTTTGTTCTTTTGTAAACCCAATTTGTTTTTTATAAATATATTGTGATTTAATAGGTTTCATAATAATGAATATGATTTTATTGCTTTTATTTATTTGTTAGCAAACAGGCTTAACCTCTGTTGTTTGCCACCATTCTAAATCATGGTGTATTCCTTCAAATTGAGCAATAGCACTTTCACGATCAACATCTTCAATATATACGTTTAATTTATAAGTTCTAATTCTATTCATGCAATGGAATAACCACGCCCGTTTGCCTTGTTGGTTATCAATCTTTTCTGATTCGTTCATAGTTTTATCTTTTATAATCTTATTATCCATTTTTAAGTTATTTATATATTGTGTAATCAACTTTAATATAATTTCCTATATTGTATATCATTTTATTTTTATCGTGCGTTAAATCGCTTTATTTTAAGTTTACAATATAATTATTAATACTATCTTCACTATGCCCCGCCATTTTCATAGTCTCAATTATAAAATCGGCTTTGTATGTAGTTTTATTTTTTTCTTTTGTTTTTGATTTTAATTTTGCTTTCGCCTCAATTGTTAATTTATCAAATTGTTTTCTAAGTTTTTCCATTGATTGTATATTTTTAAACCAGGCGAAACCATTTTCAGAAACCTGCTCCTCTTTTAAATAATTCCAAAGTAATATAAAATCATCGTGAGTTCTTTTGTCAATTTGTATCATTTTTTTAATCGGCTCACACCACCCTTTAAATTTTGCTTTTAATAAATTTTGATTATTGTTAATATTAAATTCAGAATATTTATTAATTAACATTTCATTAAACGACTTTGCATATTTAAAATAATTATTTTGTTCGTCGGTTAATTGCTCTTTTTTAATATCAATTAAATTTTTATTATCAAGCGAGCCGTTTGAAAATTTATTTTCAAAATTTGCTTTTTCTTCTGTTTTTATTCTTCTGTTTTTAATTGGTATGTTATTATTATATAGGATTGAACTTTCTTCAAAACAAGTTTTTGATTTTATTGAATTCAAGTTTTTAACTTTCTTAAATACTTGAATTGAATTTTCTTTAATTGTAGTTTTTAATATATTGAATATATTATTAATATTTAAACTAAAATATAATTTTGCGGGCAAACCTTTTTTTATAATTTTTATTAACTTTTTATTTTCTAAAAACTCTAAACATTTTTTTTGCTGTGAATAACTTAATGTAGTGTTTTTTTTAATATTATCAGCAGTTTCAAAAAAATACTCCTCGCCATTTATTATTGTTAATTCATTACGACCTTTAAAATAATAATATTTATCTATTAATTCTGTTAATATCATTGTGTTTTGTAAACCTAATTTAGTTAATAAACTTTTATTTATTGTATAAAATGCCCCTTGTATTAATACATTTTTAATAATTGCTTTCATATTTATTTTATTTTAAACCAAAAAATAAGGGCTGTGAGGAACACGGGTGACCAATCCCAAACTCACAACCCAAATTTAATGGTATATTATTTTTTTCTATGTTAAAATTATTGGTCATAATTTTGTTCTATTATTTATTTATAAAGATACTAATTATTTTTTAATTATCAAGCGTTTTAATATTATTTAACATTTTTTATTAAAAAGGGTCGTCCATATAATTTAATATTTTTACACTTTTATAATTATTATCTCTTAATACTTTTACCAACTCTAATTCTTGTAATTTTGATTTTAATAAAAATATTTGAGTGTCTAATGTAGAATCATCAAATTTACACTCATTTAATATTTTATTTAAAATTAAAAATGAGTCATCTTGTGTTAATTCTAAATTACTATTCAATGACTGTATTGTTATTTCTGCATTAAAATAATTTAATTCTACATACTCACCTAAATATTGGATTACTTTTGTTATCATTTTATTAATTATTAAATTCTTTTAAATATAAATCTATTACGTTTTTTGTTTTTTGTAAATCGGTTTCAAATTCGCCTTTTTTTCTACATCTTACAACTCTTTTTATAATATCAAACTCCCAAGCGTTTAAATCGTGTTGCTTTGCGAATAGATATAAACTGCCGTTTGTATTGTTATAATAATCTTGCTCAATTTGTGTTTTCATATTAACTTAATTTTTGTTTGTTAATTTTAAGCACTCCAACCTAATGGAGTGCTGTTATTTAATTTTTAATAATATATAGTTAAAGAAAAATTATTACTAATTATTACATTATCGTCTTTCATATCATATCGGTCAACTATGTAATTTTTAATGTCTAATATATCAATATTGTCATTATTTGATTTTTCTAATTCAAAACATTCTACATCTGCAATTACATCTTTATCTTCATCAATAAAATTAACTACTAATAAAATAGCAAAATGCGTTTCTTTAACTTTACAAACTCCACTTTTAATTACTATTTGATATTCATTTAGTTCTGGTTCACCTTCTTTTAGATATTCTCTTAATAAATCGTCATTGTGCGCTTCAATTGGGTCTTTCATTTTGTGTTTTTTTAAAATTTATATTTTGTTAATTTGATACAGCAAAGTTAATAAAATAATTAATACAAGTCAATTTTTTTTTGTTAATAATTTATTAATTAATGTTAATTATTTATAATTTAATATTATTATAATATTCTATTGCTTTTTCACACTTTGCATATAATTTAATAATATCATTTTTATTATATTCAATATTAAATAATTTAACTCTATATTTTTGGTCAATATTATAAATATTATGGTTAATATCTATTTGAGTTGAAGCATTAATATAATATTCGTTTGTCTCATCACAATCAAATTGGTAATATAATCTTTTTTTTAAATCAGTTATAATATTATCGGGTGTCTGTGTTAGGCAATATATTAATCTATAATTATTAATATTCAACAACTCCATATAACATTGAGCCTGCCAATAATATGCAGGTGTTATTTCTGAATTGTGAAATGTTTTCACAGAAAATGAATTTTTAACATCTTCAATACAATCATTCAATATTATATCAGGTGTCCCGCTAATGTAATCATTACTATAATAGTTTTTATTAATAATTCTTAATTCACCACCTAAAACATTTTGGATTAATGTAGTTGCTAAATCTTCATTTAATCTACCTTTTTGAATTTCATTTGTATAAAGTTCATCTTTGTATCCATAATTATTATATAGCCATAATTCGTGCAAATATGTTTTTGCTGTTTCACTTAAATTTCCTTGCTCTTTATCTAATTTTGATTTTGGCTCTGTAATTATCCTATATGCCTGTGATGCTCTTATTTTAATTGACTGCATTTTTTATCTCCTCCAATTTATTAATAAATAATTCTACTAAGTTATATTCCTGTAATTTTTCAATCGTGCAAGCATTTTTTAAAGTATTATAATCATTACAATCATTTATATAATTAATTATTCTATTTTTTTCAACTTCATTTACTCTTTTTATAATATTTTCACTAAGTAACCCATTATAATTAACTTCATCTTTTCTATTTAAATCACTTCCAAACAATTTACCAAAGTGGTCGCAAGCATCTTTTATCGATAATGATTTTGCAATTGGTAGTGCCATTTGAATTGCTGACTTATTAATGTTGCTCATATCTAAATTAAGCGACCCACTATCTTTTTTAGTTTGTATTTCTTGTGCTCCGACCCCGTCGTGAAAATACCATTCATTATATATTGGGTGAAAATAATGAACTCTTACATTACAACATACTGTATTTAAAATTATATAAGTGCTCAATACTTCAATTTTATATCGACCAAATATCCTATTAAGCAAAAATTCAACTTTGTTAATTGGTAGATATTCATATGGCACTACTTTTTTCTCTCCATTTATTATAATTTCTTTTTTAATATATGGGTGCTTTGCAACCCAATTAGCTGGAGGATGTTGGTTTAATAATATTGTTAGTTTTTTCTCATCTGTTTTTTTGATTAATTCATTATCATTTATTAAATCATCAAAAGTCGGCAACTTTGATTTTGTATTTGCTAAATATTTTTCTTGTTTTTCCATTTTGTGTTCTCCTTTTTTTTTAATTGTTATAAACCATATTAAAGACGCTCGATTTGTCGCCAGTGGTTAACGTCATTACCTTTTTCTTCGTTTGACATTTCGTGATGAAGTTGAAAATAAATTGCCATTAAATCATCAATTTCTTTCGCCCTTTTAATTATTTTATCTTGGATAATACCCTCAATTTTTTCATAATTTTCTGGTATCATTTCAGTATGCCATGAATGCTTCCAACTATCCATATCAACAGCAGTTTTTAATAATGCTTTAATTGGTTTTTCTTCATTGTAAGTTTTTTCTTTCCAATTAAGTTTAAAATCTTTAACTACTATTGTATTGCTTTTAAACAATCCAAATATCTCAAATTCTTTAATCTTACCTTCAAGATTCGTAGAAGACAGTCTAACTCCTAATTTTTGAAGTTCATCAATAAAATCTAAATGTTTCATAATTAATTAATATTATATTGTTAATTTTATAGCACAAAATTAATAAATTATTTAACACAAGTCAAATATTTTTTGTTAATAATTTGTTAATATTTTTAAATCATAGTTAAAATATGTTAAAATGTAACACTCTATGTTTGCACTCTATGTTTTATAAATACAAACCCAGAACCCAGAGTGCTTATTTTTGTTGCTAAACCTCAATAAATTCAATAATTGCATAGTTTTTTTTATTATCAGCACGCAAATTATTTATATTATTGATATACTTTTTACTATCATCAATTAACTTCCCACTATTAACAACACCGTCTAAAATAAATTTACTTTGAAAATAAATATTATCAGAGTCGCTCCTGTTCCAACCGTTCCAATGTATCAATAAATCATATTTCCCAAATTTATTAATCTTAAATTCTGAGTTGTAACTTGCAAAACATTCTAATTTTATATTAGTAGTTATTTTTTTTTTTATTGCTGAGGCTTTAAATCTATTTGAACGTTCGTAATTAATATATTCATTTAAAGTTACCATTTTAGACTTGATTATTAACTTATTCATTTTTATCAAATTTTAATAAATCATAATATGTATATTGATTTCTAACCTTCGTAATCTTATAACCTTTGTAATTATCATAACCTATATTTTTATAATTGCAAACGCTATTATAATTGAGACCACGCTCTATGCAATATTGTTTTAAATTAATAACTAATTGTTTTTTATTATCATATTCAATTAAGAATATATTTTTATATTTTCCCATTTAATTTAATTGTTTTAATTTACTATCTATGATATTTTTATATTTTTTATAATATTCACTAATATTAATTTTACTCCCTATTTCCATACTTTCAATAGTATCTAAATATATTTTATAATTATATCTTTGATATTCAAAATTGCAATATATTTTATATGCCATTATATGCTTTGCTTCGTGTGAAAAATTTAAATCAATTATTATTTTTTTACCTTTAAAATTGACAATTTCCACTTCATTTTTATTTTTTTCTGAATTTTTATTCATATTTTCCATTGTTAAAATTTTAATTTGTACTTGAACCCTAAATAAATATTTTTATTATATCCTAAATCAAAAGAGTAATTTTTGTAATCAAAACTCCCAACAGGAACGATTGTATTATTATAAAACAAAACACCGCCCCCGACTGCATACTTTTTATTAATAGTTTTATCTATTATAATTGTTTTCTCTTTAAATTTATAATCAATAACAGCACCTCCGATTTTATTCTCAAAAATAGTATCAATTAAATTCACTATTAAATTACTATCTTTTATTAACTCCCTTGAATAGACATTTTTTGAGTAATATTTTGATGCTAAATTAATACAATTAGCACTATCTATTAACTTAATTATTACACTATCGGCAAAAATAGTATCTATTATTTTATAAGGTTTAATAACTTTTAAAGTATCTATTTTATTAATTGTTTTTATAATAGTATCCACTCTTAATTCAATATTATTATATTTACTTTCGCATTTTCTAATCAGCAATAAAATTATTATTATGATTGTTAAAATTCCTATTGAGTAACTTTTTATTTTTCCCATTTTATTTATTTATAATATAATTTTAATTCAAATCATTTTGTTTTTTTATTCGTTTATTTGTATGTTAGGGGCAAGCATAAGAAACAGCCTGCCCCGTTGATACTATTTCGATGGGCAAGGCGAACACGCTCCTTTTTTTTCTCCTTGTACATCTTTTTCGGAAATTCCTTCGCTGATAATTTCTATTTGAGCCTCGTCAAAATAGATACTATCAATAGGTTTCCCCTCTTTTAATTCTTGTGGTTGAATGCAATAGCGGTTACAACCAGTTAAAAACTCACATCTTGCCGTTAAGATGCCTTTGAATCCTGTAATTTTGTCTTTGGCGATTTGCCCCAATTCTAATGTAAACATATTTTTAAAGTATTAAATGCCAGCCCCTAACAATGTATATAGCAAATTGGGGGTTGTTTACAAGTTGCTACATTCGCACTCTTTATTTAGTTTCTGCAAGCTGATAGGTTCGTGCGTAATATCCCCCAACTTGCCATATACTCAACGTTAGCGTTCATTGAAAAAACGCATACTACCGTTAAAATACATTCGAGCCGATAATATTATTACAAGCCAAATCATCCATCCTAAGAAAAAATATTTAGCAGTATTTGAGCCAATAATATGACTACCTGCCATTAATATCATTTCGATTATTGCAATCCACATTATTGTTTTAGAATTTGCACAAATTTTAAGTATTTTCATTTTATTTATATTTTAAAGATTAATAATAAAGCACGAAACGCTAACACGTAATATAAAAAATTGGCTATAAAACTGTTTAGTAAATTGAAAGTGACTACAAAGCCAACTTTTCATATTACCAACGTTAGCAGCTAATAAACTTCCTATTCTTGCCATAATAAAAATCGATTTCGTTTCATAATTTATTTATAATATAATTTTAATTCAAATAATCTATTTACTTTTAAACTTTTATAATACTTTTTATTAACATAACACCACCTGAATAACTCCGTGCCAATATAACTATTATTTTCTATTTCTTTTTTTAACTGCGACTTATTAAAGTTACCAATGCCTAAACTAAATATAAAATGTCCGATTGCTAATCTTTTTGGATATGTTAAATAATCTGGTGATAATTTGAAAGCCTCCTCATAGTCGTGTTTTAACAATGCGACAGCCTCTTCAATTGTTATGTTATTAAAATACTCTTTTGCTTTAATTTTATGCCCGTAACCGATAGTTAAATAACCACCTGGACATTTATAAGGTTTTAGTTTCAACCCTTCGTGTAATTTGATATAATTTAGAACTGTATCTTTAAGTCCGAAGTCTGTTTTGAGTTCAACTATTTTGTAAATATATTTTTTTTCTTTTTTCTGTATTTTGTTAAAATATATTATTATAAATATTAAAGATGTTATTAATAATATTATATTGATTACTATTGTTAATTTTATTCTATTCATTTTCAATTAATATTAAATTTTCAAATTTGCAAACCGCAATATTATTGGTAACCTCTGGACATTTAAATATAATAGTTTCTTTTTCAAGTTCGCACTTTGCAATAGTGCCATCTACCCAAATTATATTCAATCTGTCTCCGCTGTATTTATGTCTGTATTTATATTTTTTCATTTTAATTATTTTATTCGTTTATTTGTTAATTTACAGCATTTTCAATAATAAATATATTATTGCATCTTATGCAATTAATTTCCTCATCTAAATTTTCAGCATTATTAAATTCGTCTAAATACTCTCTTATGTCTTCAAATACTTCATTATAAGCACCACAATAAGGGCAATGGCAATAAGCCTCAAAAGTTACTTTTGCATCTACTTTTTTATAATCTTCCATTTTATATATTCTATTTGTTTATTTATTTATTATCTGTAATTTTAAAACATTGTTAATTGAATATTACACCATTTAATTAACCTGGACTTATGAACTCCTATTGGTAATAGATATGTTTTGTTTTTATTTTCATTGTATGTTACTAATTTTTCAACGTAATTAATGTCTATTTCTCCTATTATTATTAATTCTTTTTCTTCTATTTCCCAAACGCCTTCTGAACTGTATTCCCCATTATATTTCTCAACTCTAAATAACCCATTGCGGGGCGAGTCATATTTTGCAAAGTCGTATAAAATAGGTATCATTTTGTTAATTATTAAAATTCGTTTAAACTTGGATTACTACACATAATAGTGCACTTAAAAGGATTTTCACCATTTATATGAGCTTGGCATAAACCTTCAAATTCGTCTCGTCCTATTATATCGTATTTATTAGTCTCTTTATAAGTAGGAGTATTAAATTCAATATTAGTTACATCCGATATAATGTAATCAATATGTATTAATAAGTCTGCATTTCTTTTTCTTGATGATGATTTACAAGAAAATATATTCTCATCAATTCTTTTATCTAATACAACTGTTTGTATTTCGTTATTTCCTAATTTAATATCAATTGTTCTCATTTTTTTATTTATTAATTTGATAGTGTAAAATTAATAAATAAATGAATACAAGTCAAATTATTTTTGTTAATAATTTGTTAATATTGTTAATTAATTGATTTTTAACTAAAAAAAAGAGTGCAAAACTAATTACACTCTTTCCCCAATCAAATTAAAAACCACTATTATGAACCATAATTCCCATTTTTACCTTGCGGGAGTTTAATTAATAAATAACCTGCTAAACCGCTTATTATTACTATTAATAACCTCTTATAATCTATTTCTATTGTGCCTGAAACCTGCCACGTGCTAACCTCCGTAAATAGTGCTGTTGCAACTGAATATATTAAACCTTTTAAAAAGTTTCTACAATTCAATTTCCAAGCCTCGCTTTTTTTATTTAAATCTATTTCCATTTTCTAAATTTATATTTTTATATATTTTTCTTAAATTACCAACTAAATATACAATAACCGCCATATTTATCATTTGCATTAAATACCGACTTTCTACAATCTATATGTATGCACCCGCTTTCCATTCCAAAGCCTGTAATACCAACGCTCCGCATAGCTCCAATTAAAATACTACCTTTTTTGTCTCTGTAATTTTGACATTCAATTTTAAATAATTCAATATACTTTAAAGGGGCGGCATACATTACACAATCTAACGCCTCTCCAGTTCTATGAAAGCCAAAAGTATCTTTTAGTCTCAAAACGCTTGTAATCTTAATAGGCACTTTAAAATGGTCTCTTAATATTTGAAGTCCATCTGCCAAAGCTTCTGGCATCTCAAAATCTCTAAAGCCTCCGTATTTCGTGTTACGAAACTCCCGCCTTTGAAAATTGGCAGTAATATAATCTTTACTATCGTATATTTTAATTAGTTTCATTTTTAACTAAATGTTATAATTAATGTTAATATAATTGAAGTTAAATTTGTAAATAACAAATCTATCCAACTAAATACTGTTTTTCTTATAAAATAATCGTTTAATTCTTTTACAACTCCAATAAAAAGAGGCAAAATAAAAACTTCACTAATAATTTCATTTTGCAAATATAGTGCAAAGCCTATTAAAGTTAATAATGTTCCAAAGAAAAAATGTAGCATTTTATCGTGTGCGAACACTTTGTAAATAAATTTTATCATTTTTTTAATTTTTAAATTTTTTATTATGAAACCACCCATTAATACTTTCAACTACTTCAATATTATCAATTAATGTAAAATTGTATGCTGTTAAATAAGCATAAAATATAGCATCTTGTTTTACTTTATAACATACTGAATACATAAAATCATTACTCAATAAAGACAATGCTCTAAATATTACATTTATTGCGGGCTGATGTATTTTATTGAACTTTTTTAAAGCATATTCTAAGCACTCAATTTCCTTATTATCATAGTCTCCATTTCTAAAATAATTATTGTAGTCATGTATTATATTATTTAAACATTCATTATTTAGCTTTTTAAGCGTTTCTATGTTATTATTAATATTATTATGTATGCAAGTGCCATCACAAAGATTATCAACTGCGATAGCTAATTGTTTTAAGTATTTAATACCAATATCAATTTTATTTAACATAAGATTTTTTAAAACTAATTCTTTTGTTATTTCACCCTCACATATAAAATTCATTTCAATATTGATTTTCATTGCCTCCAATTTAGAAAAAATTATATGATTAGTTAATAATCCCTTTTTAGCTAAATTCTTTTTCTTTTTACTAAAATACTTTTTATAAGCAACTGCTCCTCCGACAAGGGCTGTTATTAAACTTGATATTGATATTAACTCTACTTTCATTTTTTATTCTATTATTTCATTAATTACTATTTCTGGCATTTCTACTTCAATAACTTCAATCTCACCTGTCGTATTGTTTTTTACTTCTATTTTCATTTTATTAAGAATATGTTATTATTACTCTTGCATCTCTTATTGCATACCCTGTAGAGTGTTGTATTGTGAATTTACTTAAATCATATAATATATTAGTTTTTTGTAATTGTATTATATTAGCAATGGAAACTCCAGCCCCTGTGCTTTTATTGTCTGTATTAAAACAACTAAACATATTACTTGCCATATAACGCATTGTATCAAGTCTGTTAATTATAATTCTATGATTTGAAACTAAATATTTATTAACCATACCACTTTTACTTTGTATATTCCAATATCCTTTAGTAGCTAATCCAATATGATTCAAATTAGTATTATTACTATCAAAAAAAACTGCTAATATTTGCAAATAAGTAGTTGCTACATTTTTACCTTCATTAATAATCATATCTATATTAATACTATTATTCCCATATAAAGTAGGTAGTGTAATTGGTAATAAAACACCACTTGCAAGCCCTTTCCTAATTTCAAAATTAGACCCATTTGTAGTAATATCTATCGCAACTATTCCACCTCCACCTGAAGCTATCTGAAAAGTGTTATCTGTTTTATTAATAATTTGATAATATTCGCCTCCAATCATATCAATATCGTAAGCACTCACTCCCGTTGGTAGTGTGCCACCTCCTGCTCTAAAATCTAATATATCTCCATTTACAAGCCCGTGTGCAACTTTTGTAAAAGTATCCGTCCCTGCATCAGCAGTGTAACCACCTACCCACACACCTGAATAAGTAGTATCACTTATTAAAGTATTTTCTTTTAGCTGAACCCAGCCTACCCCATTCCACTCCCAAAGTAAATTGTTATAAAAGTATTTATCTCCAAGCGTTGGATTTATAGGGAAATTTATGTTTGCCATTTTATTTTATTTTTTAATTAATATCTTTTATTTATTGATATGTAAAAGCCATTTACAACAATTGAACATTCTACATCACTTTCAAATAGTAACTCGCCTCGATTGTCTCGCATCCCTTCTGAACCAATATAAAAGCCCTCCGTTTCTACAATATTATAAGTTCCTGTATTTTTAAAATAATTATGATATATGCCTAAATTAAAAGGAAATCCGCTAATATCAAATTTTAAATATACTTTTATTTGAGCATTCGGGGCTTTTGTCTCTACATTTAAATCTATTCTTAAACTGACCTCGTCTCCAACTTCTAATTGTGAAAAATCAAATTGATTATTCATAGTATCCCAAAATTTAGTAACTCCAATAGGAGCAAAGGTACTCGTTGAATATGCTCCCAATCCGTCATTTGTAATCTTTAAAGTTCCACTTAAATAACTCAAAGGTGTTGTATGTGTTGCTGAATCATTGTAATCAATAAATCCATTTTTAAATTCTGAAATCAAAACACCATCTGCCCTCTCAAATTTATTTGCAATATATTTTTTCATAATCTATAATTTTGAATATCGTTGCCTTGATCCATTGCTATTAAGCGGAGCGTGAATTGCACACTGCTCAAATAACCAATCACCCCCATAAATATCTTCTGCATCAGTAGGAGTTCGTCTGTATCTAACTTTTATTTTATCTCCAATATTATAATTTGAAGTCGGCTTAGTAATTTCAACACCACTCACTTTATGAAAATATTGCTGGTTTGCTAAAATTGGTATTAATACTGAATAACTACCCATTGAGACAGGAGCTAAATTTAAAGGAAAATATACTAAATCAAAAAATATTTTAACAACACCTGAGGCTGTTGTTGAAGCCATTCCGTGAGTATGTATCTCTAATTTTTGAGTTCCCGCATTTAAACTTTCAATATCTACTCCGTGCAATATTTCAAAGGAATTGCTAATTCTCTCTTCTGTATTGCCACCATCAAAACTCATAAATTGAAACCCTACACCCGCAATAGTATGATTAACTACATCAGGAGCAGCTCCACCTGGAGCATTCGTCCACCCATCATTTGGCAACAAGTCATCGTATTCAATATTTGAAAATCCAGTATTATAAAAAACCTTTCTCAAAGTTGTATCGTCAGAGTCGTATATTTCTAATTTATTTGTAATTATTTTTTTCATTTTACCAATTATTTTGTAAAATATTAACCCAATTATAAACTCCCGCTCCTGTCAGCATACATATATCTAAATAACTATTATTACCACTTACATAATATCTTAATTTACCTTCATTTGTTACTGATGCTGAATTTGTATTATCTACTAATTTAACTTCGCCTCTGTAAATAATACCATCTGCTAACTCTACCCACTGCGAACTATCCTCATCTACTACCCACGTATATAAAATTCCACTTGTTAAATCAAACCATTGCAAACCAGCGTATTTAACTACTGGAGGCGTTTCACTTTCTATTGTGCCACCACCACTGGTGGCTTTAACGAAAAAACCTTCTACTGCTGTTGTAAGTTCTGTATAATCTGCATATGCCGTTCCATTTTCTTTTAAAATAGAAGTTATTAGCATATTATCAATTATAACATCTCTATTTGCTAAATTATAGATTGTTATTCTTAATTTATTTACATCTGTTCGCATATAGCAAGTTCCAGCTGGATATAATGCTCCAGTTGTGTTACCTAAAACAAAATTTGAACCACTTTTATAAAAATACATATAGTTTTCCTTTC